AGTCGCAGCCGATCGGCGAGTGCCTTCTGGGCTTCCGACATCGGTTCCGGTTCCGGTGCCTGTTGTGGCAATACGCCCTTGAGCATCTGGCCCAGCATGGTTCTCGGTGCCTTGGTGGCTTCCGTTTCGGGAAGCTGCTTGAACACGGTGCTGAGTGCCTTCACGACATTCTCAGGCAGACGAGTTCCGTTCGGCTGACGGTAGAACTTCGCAAGCAAGGACTTCCGCTTCTCGGCATCAGGTTCCATCGGCTCTTCGACATCGCCTTCCGGATTCTCGGAAGGGTCCGATTCCGCCTTCAGGAGCTTCACCGCATCCGGCTTGTCTCCATAGACCGAATCGTGAAGTTCCTTAACGGCGGTTCCGATCTCGCCAAGCATGTTGATGATCTCGGTCGTCTTCGCTTTGACGGTCGGATCTTCCTGTTCCTGCAGGGCAGTGTTCGCCATCACGGTCATTTCGTCGATCTGTGACGAAAGAGCCTGAAGCATTCGGCTTCCGGGCAGACCGCTGAACTCAGGCGTGACTTCCGTCTCGATCTCGATCTCGGGAGGAATCTCTTCGCTCTTGAGTTCGGTCTCACCGACGGCAGGCACAACCGGAACCGACAACTCTGGAACCACAACGTCAGTCGGGTTCGCCTTGACGGACTTATTTGGCATCTGCTGGTCGCATTTGATCATCGCGACCGAGATCCCCTCGACTCCCTCCACGGGCCGGATCTCGACCGGACCGTCGTAGTTAACCTGCTGCGACTTCAGACTCTTGGTCGCTGCATCGAACGTGATGTCTGTTTCGATCAGGTCAGGATTTGCCTTCAGGAACGCTTTCGCGACCCCGGGAGCCACCTTCGCTGCATCGAACAGAAGATAGGCCGCACCCTTCATTCGGGGCTCTCCTTTCGTAAGCTGTTCTGGAAACTGGTACTCGACGCCGCCAAAAGACTTCGTCACAAAACTAAAACCCGGAACCTGCACCGGCTCCCGGAGATCCAACGCCTTCAGCGTCAACTCAAGCATCGGGTCAATCGACTGTCCGTCCACCTTGCGGTTCGACAGCAGACTCTTGACCGCGATCGTGATATCCCTGTTGGCCGGGATAATAACCCACGACCATTCGAGCATTTCCCACACTCGATAGATCACAGACCGTGTTCGGGCCGGAACGATCTTGCCTTCGTACATCACCTGCCCGGGAGCTTCCGGCGTGTAGTGTTCCAGCTTATGGCCGATTGCACCGATGGACCGGCAGCGAATCATCCCCTCGTTAATCAGGGCAAAGACTTGGTTCGCCAACTTGGTCGCCTGGCTGAACGTGCAGCCCGAATACAGCACACCGTCAATCAGCTTGACGTCGTACTGCCCGGAAGGCGTCTCGGCTCGTGCGATCGGCGGAAGGGTCGGGGCCAGCTTGTGTGAGTGCTGCCAGCAGACGACAGGCGATGAGCGATGGAAGTCGAGCAAAGCACCGGCAGGATCGATGATCTCGCCCTGCCGGTCTTCGGAGATGGTCGTGATCGGCAGCATGCCGCAGTACATCGACCCTTTGTCGATATGGACTCGCAACACCGATGGCGCGTCAAACTCCCGGTACAGGTCTTCTTTACCTGCCGGGATGAGGCTCAATGCTGTCGAGGTGTCCGCCATGACGTATCTGCCGAAGAGTGAAATGCACGTCTTTCGGCAGATCGTGACAAAATGCACAGCATTCGTCAACAGTCGTTAATCACTCGGTCTGCAACGACTTCGCAACTTCGAGCAGATCGACCTGTCGCCACTCCTTCAAAAGTCCGACAACAGGAGCACTCAACCCCAACTGAACAGGCTCAAAGGTGTCATGAGCCAGCAGCAATTCGATCGTGTTGCTACTCCAGTCTGCATTCACCGACACGACAACCACATCCTCGGGAATCTGCTCACCGGCAGGTATCCTCATAAATCGTTGCGGGTTCGTAGCCTGATTCAGTAGATCGACGATGTATCGTGGATCTACCCGCAGAATCTTCAGTCGTCTTTCCTGAAACGCCGTCATGGTCTTCACTCCCGGTTGCCCACTTGTGCATGTTGCACAAGTGGATGTTCACTATCAGTACAGTCAAACTACTCCAGATCGCTCTGGCCTTGGGGAACGCCCCCGAAGTTAATCAGCTCGAAGATCTCCGCTTCCTGTTGCTCTGAATCCACCCTGGCTTCTGCAAACGGCACGTTCCGGCTTCGGAACTTCCGCTGTCCGACTTTGTTCAGATCGCTGTATCGCACCATTCCGCCATGCTGCTGCTCGATATGGTTCTCGTGAAACCACTCCGCAGGCACAGACAGCCCGCCGTCGAGAAACATGAAGATCGTGGTGATTCGCTGCTTGCCGTCGATCACCGCGACTCGGTAATCCTCGTTCCAACTTTCCGCGAACATCCGCTGATTGACAACGAGGCTCGGGATCGGGATTCCCATCAGGAGCGACCGAATGAAGTTTCGTCGACGGATCGTGCCCCACACGTCGCCGCGCTGGTACGAGGGGTTAAGCAGAATTCCACCGTCGTCTCCACGCCACGATGCCACGACCTCGACGGCCCGGTTCGTGTTGTTGAATCTCACTTCTGTTAGCGGCATCGCCTATGGTCTCCTATTGCTCGGATCGAATCTTACCGGCGAGATCCCCGGCATCTTTGGCCGACAGTCCCGCCACGGTGGTCTCGCTGTAGTCGGGCGACTGGAACTCGAACTGCACGAGCGGGACTTGCAGTCCGTGATCGGCTCCGTCGTCTGTCGCCACGATCTCTACGCGAAACTCTCGCAACAGGTCGGCCAGCTTCTCGAAGAACTCTGCTCGTCGGTTGTCGACCTCGTGCAGCTCACGATACAGGTCGTCGATCTGTCGGCGGGCTGCGGCCGCTCCCTTGGCCCACTCGGAGATCCTAACCATCTCGTCGTCTCGCATCGTATCCGGCCGCCGGCTACAGGTGAGACCATCGAGATTGTCTTCCGCCATCGCGCCCATCAGGCCCGCGAGCGCCGCGAGTGTTCGCTGTGAGCCACCACCCGAGGTACAGAACTCGACGGATGCACTCCAGCCCCGCCGTGTTCCCTCCTGGTCCTCGTGGATCGAGATCACGATATCGCCGTCGTCCTGCTTGTGGAGCGACAGATACCCGCGTCGGCTCATGTCCTCGAACCGCATTACCGTCATGGTCATGGTGCCAATTCCTCGAACTTCTGGGAAACATCGATCTCGAACACATCCACTGGACTCGGCCCGAACTCCTCGTGGGTGATCGTCTTCTCGACGATGCCGTTCCACTTTCGCCGCAGCAGCATGTTGCATGCAGTCTTGGGCGGATATCCGGACCACAGATGGATCTCGTCGTAGTGTTGGTCGACAAGACGCTTCTGCCAGTATTCGGTCCGCAGCCGCAGCTCCACGGTCTTGCGGCCTGACTGGATCTCTTCCCACCACCGTCGCTTCAGCCGCATCGTGAGGATTCTGGGCATGTCAGTTCTGCTCCGCTTTGCTCCGAAAGTCCTTGCTTTGTTGAGCCACCAGCTCACGACGCAACTCAGACTTGATGAATCGCTTAACGACCGATCGAAACTGCCCGAGATCTAACGCGTCAGGACTGAGTACCAGAAACATATGCCTGTTAATGCGAGTCCCGAGCCGTTCGATCCACAGATCGAACGTAACCTCAAACAACGGTCCGTTCTGCCGCTGGCTGTGTATCGTGCATCGCACGGTCGCCTTTAGCTCTTCGGCTACCTGTTGGCTTAGCATGGCCCGAATGGCCTCAAGATCGATTAACATGTTCACGATTCGCTCCCGCATCGCTGAGTGATAAACCACTCGGTCTGCTTGTTGTTCCCTTGTGTGCGGCCCGATGCCTCGATCCATCGCCACCCGTCCTGCTCTCGGTACAGAGACCTGATCTTCCCGTGCTCACCAAACCGCAGGACGATGCGAGCATTTTGGAACCTCGAAACCGCTCCCAACAGCTCGTTCTGATCCTGTTCTGTGAACGGGTGCAGGTACTCGTCCCCGGCGTCTGGCCACGGGGCGTCGTGTCATTCCTTCAATTCCCACCTGTTAGAGTACGATGAAGTTTGTCCGCAACCTCCAGTGTGTCGTTCGCTTCGTGACATAGCCCACCATAGACCATGAACTGCTTTTCCCGCAGGCCGCGCAGCCGACGAATCGCGCCCATGAAGTGGATATTCGACTCTATCGGCGTCCTCCCTCGAAGCACCGCCGACTTGCCAAGATCGTTGATTGCTTCCCGCAACTCATCACCGATGTTCTCGGCACGTCGGCTCGGCTGCTCCACACCGATGTTCTCGACACATTTGCTCGTATGCTCTACCGGAGCTGAATTCATCTTTTGCCGGATTAACTGCTCGGTCATTTCTTCCGCCTGCACGATCGCATTCTCCAGTTTTCGCTGCAGGCTCTTCGCAAGCTCTATGTCCATTCGTTTCTCAACGATCGACAATGCCCCCTCGTCATCAACGATAACGACGGACACAACGACCGGACCTGCGATTGACACACTCACGGATATCTCTCGAATCTCATTCACTGCACTGCTCCTGTACTGCCCGACACGACGCATCGACATCAGGAACAGTACGGATCATCTCGCCCGTCGGTCGGTCACAATTTCCAGCCGGACCGCCTTATGGCCGCCAGCAGCTCTGACTCGCTCGGGAATCGGGCGAGCAGTTTCCCCGCCTGGATAAGCTCTTCCCGGGTTCCAAACTCGACCACCGTCATGCAGCAGCAGTTCACGTGCAGCGGTGGCCCGCTCGTCACGTCGCCCCAATAGCTCTCATCCGTCCTGTCGAGCAACGGACACACCTCGCAGTGCTGGCACGTCCCGAGTCGCCAGATGTGGAAGACTTCCAGCTTCTTCTTTTTAGCCACCTCTACGACCGTGCTGGCCCCGTTGGTCGTCGCCGCGACAGACTCGTTGTCGATAATCCGGTCCCGCCTCGAGGGCGTCCAGATCCTGTCCACGATCTCTTCAGGCTTTACGGCTGGCTTCGGCTTCTGGACCGGTCGCTGCTCCGCTGCAGGCTTTCCGGCGGGAGTTCGTGCAGGCTCGGGTTTCGGTGTCGGCTTCGGGTCCGGAAGTTTCTCGATGATCTGTTGGAGCTTTCGGCGGACTGTAGCGGTCGTCTGTCGCGCTGCCCACCGGGCTCTCTTAATGCTTTGCCGCTGCAGTTCCTGCCTGAGCTCCACCTGCGTGATTGCCCCGCCGGTCTTCCGCTCGACCCCGCGGGAATGGATCTGAAGCGACTGCAGCCCGACGCCTGTCATCAAGATCAGGTACGCTGCCGCTTCCTCTTTCTCGATCTGCTCCCATAGGTACTTCGGAACGTTGCGGTGATCGGGCGGATTCCCCATCGCGTCCATCACGAGCCGACGGTGCTTTGCCTGCAGGCGGGAGAATCGCTGCCGGAACTCCTGTTTGCTGAATCGCGTTGCGGTCGCCATCTCTACGCTTCCAGGCTTTCCATGAAGTCGTTCGTCTTCTCGATCCACGGATCGTCGTCATCGTCGTCCTGTTCGATCACAGACTTCAGGGCGGGCTTCTGCTCGACGACAGGCACGATCTCTTCCGTGGTGGTCTTTTCGATCACCGGCTCCTCGACGGTCGCGGGCGTGACGACGAATCCACCGCTTTCTCCGCTCGTGGTCGACATCCCGAGCGACTTTTCCCCACTTGGCTCAAACAGTCCATCGGACCATTTGTACGTGTGGCCGTTCGGGCAGGTCACGTTGCCGTCGATTCGTCGTTCCCGCATGCCACCTTTTTCGCCACATTGCGGGCAGTATTCCCGTAGTTTGACCGGCTCCGCAGGTGACTCTGTTTCGTTCGATTTCACGAACGGAACCCCGATCGTGATCCCCGACGGTCCTGGCGACAGCACTTCCGGCTTCCCGATTCGGAACGTGCCGATCGTGCTCTCCCGTGTTCCCAGAACTGCTTCCGTGACGAGATACCGATGCCCCGCAATGCCCGACAGTTCCGCACCGTCGTACCGATCGAACGCCCCCGGCTCCCCGTACGCGACCGTGATATGCAGGTTCAGAGAATGCGATGCGAGCGGGGATCGAATAACGGCCGACAGTTCCTTGTAGATCGCCGCGAGTCCGTGTGATTGGCATTCGATCACGAGCACATGCTGCCCAGGATTGCGAAACACCTTCAGGTTCCCCATAACGACTTCCGCCGGCAGATCCTGCTTCGCGAAGATCTTTCCGATTCTCGCGACCGCTTCCGGTCCACTGTCCAGCACTGGACCATACAGCGTGACGTGCGGTCGTCCTGGATCGACATACTCACCGCCGTTAATGAAGAACTTCCATTCCTCGACCGTTTGCTGCAGATCGCTCGGCAGATAGGTCAGGATGTACGGAAGACCGCTCGGCACCGGGGCTCCAAACGACTTTGTGACCGACGGCGGATCGATGATCGACATTTCTGGTTCCTCGACAGGTTCTGTACTCACGGCCTGCTCCGGCGCGACCGCATCCAGCAGACTGTTCGCTCGCTCTTCCCCGACTCCGAGCATCATCAGGAACTGCAACGCCACAGGTCGACGCAATTCCCCGTTCGCAAACCGCTCGATCTGCTCCTCGATCGACTTTCGGTTGCGGCTGAACTGCAGGCGCGACAGGTCCGACATCTCGCCTTTGGGCTGGATCGCAGGATCGTCGTGAATCGCTGCCCCGATGCCGGGTGTCGCGATATCGCCCTCCAGATCGTCACCGTAGGCCGCTGCCCCGATGCCGTCCAACTGCGTGCCCATCGTGGACTGTCCGGCAAGTTCGTCGTCGCGATCATCTCCGAAGCGTGGACGCTTGCGAGCGTCTCGCCATTCGCCCTTCGTGATCGTTCCGGCCTGCAGGTCGTTCAGCAGCTTCGTCTCTTCGACCTGGTCGTCGTCGATGCGTCCGGCCTGCAGCTTTATTAGGAACTCGTTCTTTGGCCGCTCGAAGAACGTCCGCAGCCCTGTGGTGAGTTGTCCGGCCATGAGGTCCATCATCGGCTGGCCGCAGAACGTGGCCCACTGTTTGGCCGACCCGATCACGGCCGCGAACCCTGCCGAATCCCCGAGCCCGACGATCGACGGCGGCACCATGTTCTGACCGAGAGTAGAATCCCGGCTCTCGATGCTGCCTTCCGTGTATTCCATATCACGGGCATTCTCCATCGGGTTCTCGACATCAAACAGGTCCGATGCCCACCGTGGCGCACCCTCGGTGTTTGTTCCGTGGTTCTCTCGTTCGTACCGCGCCAGATACTCTTCTTTCTGGTCAGGCGACAACGAAATGCCGTCTCGCTCTTTCAGCTTCGGGCCTCGGGACTGTTGCGACTTCATGGTCGCGACGCGGCTCTCCTGGATCGAATCATCGATCATCAGTGTCCGCGACATCGCGCGAGTCGGGCTGCTGTTCGTGTCTCGCCACATCAGGCTCGGGATATCGATCTTGAGCACATACTCGGCTGGATATTCCCGGTCTGACAGCCAGTTGTACGCTTCGGTGAGCGTCTGGGGCTGATAGCCATCCTCTCGCATCCGTGGATCGGCCATCGTGCTGTACCGAGTAAGCCTGCCGACTCGGTACGATCCAGAGGGATTCTGTCTCGACGGTGGCTGCGGGGTGATCAACGCCTTTGGGATCACCCACATTTGGGCCGGATATCCGTTGCCGTCCGGAATCACGAGAATGTGGCAAACCCCGTGGGTGTTGAACTGCAGCCCGACATCGAACTTCCAGTGTTCCTGGCTCGTCCACGGGTTCGGCTGCTGGATTAACTTCGTGATAATGAACTCATCGGGCGCCCGCTCGTAGTTCTGCGGGATATCCTGGCTCTGCAGCGTCACCTGATCGGCCGATCGGGTGATCGACGGATCGTACTCTCGGATCTGGGCCGCGAGATCTTTCCGCAGAAAGACCGACAGGTCCGCCATCACGAACTGCAGGCTTTTCGCCAGAATTGCCGTCCAGTGCCAGCCTTTGACGTGCCGAATCTCGTCCATCGCCTCCAGATCGCTCGACCCCGAGGCACCGAACATCTCGCTGAGCGTCAACGCGATGTCGTCGCCGCGTGTCATGAGCGACTTGATTAACCGCGCACTCTCAATCAGCTCGCCGGTCGTGGGCCTGGCGGTCATTCCGATTCGTACGTTTGCGGCGTTCATCCGGCGGTTCCTCTGTGCGTGCGTGCCTGTGTTGGGCGGCTACGTTACCAAACACAAGGCCGGAAGTCACTACGAGCAGTCCCGCAGCCCGCACCGGAAGTCAAGAATCTCCTTCAGGTCCGCGATCTCGCTCGTGCGTTCCTCCGCGAGACGAATGGCCTTCAGCTTCTCCCGGCGATTACAGACCTTCGTGGTGGCGAACTGCTGCCCGGGCCGCAGGGGATTCCGGGTCTGGGCAATCTTTACGGCTTCCCGTCCTGACTCGGCAAACACCGCATCGGCGTCGAACTTTTCGATTTTGACATCACGCCCCTCGGGACGAACGATTGCGACAAAGTACCAGCCCATGCTGCCCTTGATGCTCATCTCGGTGCTCCTTGCTACATGTGCAGACTGCACAAGTGGATTTTCTACGGCTGCTTCGGCAGATCTTCGATCAGCACATTCGCTTCCATAAACCGCTCGCAGTCGTCGCACAGCGGCCCGATTGTGTCGCCCTTGCGTTCCCCGCGGGAAACGACCCGCATCACGTTCGGTCGTTCGATAGGCCCCTCGCAGCACCAACACGGTGGCAATGTCTCTGCGGCTGGCGATGCTTCCTGCTTGTTGTCCTGACTCACTTGCGACTCCTTTTCTCTTCGGGAATAAACTGACCGGCTTTTGCCTTCTTCTCACTCGTCGACCGCCCGGCATAGAACAACCGCGGATCTCTGACTTGGCGGTACTCGTACGCTTCCCAGTGCTTCGGACCGATCTTCTCGACGATCCGTTCTTTCTGGTACGAGTAGCCGTGATGATGATTCTGCCCATTGAGGCTTCCGCCGATGTAGACCGAAAGTTTTTCGCGACTCCGATACTCCAGCGTGCCACGAAAGCTGCCCTGGTGCTGGAAAATGTAGGTGCTCAGTTCGGCGGGAATCTCAGTCACACTCTCGACCAGCAGTTGCCCGTCGTAGTCGAGATACAGACGGAAGCCGATACGCTCCAGCAGATCGAGCGGTTCAACCCGTGGGCTGCTGATCCTGTGACGACGGCCGCACACTTCACACTGGCAGAGCATAAAACTTTCGATCATCGAGACCGTAACCTCGGACCGGCAACTGCACGTGATGATTCCTTGAGTTGACACTGCTGTGATCATCGTGTGCCACTCCGCTTCTTGTTCTCCGCAGGCTTCGGTGGTCTCGTGTCAAACTCCCAGACCTTCCGGCTTCGTGCGGTCCGGATCGTCAGCGTGAACACTCCTGGGATTGCCCTCATGAAATGCCGAAGATCCTTCTCCAGCCCTTCGTACGCCTGCTGTACAGAACGGGCTTGGAAGGTTCCTGCCGTAAAATATGCGGGCACAATCCAGTTGCTCTGATGCTCTGGACGTGTCGACCGCTCGCACTCGTAGAAGAAACTCTTCATGTCACGCACCTCCCGGAGTTTCTTCATCGTCTGTCTGGCAGCGACACCGATCGGCTTTCCGCACGACTGACTTCCAGTGCAGCGGGTCGATCTTGTCCAGCATGTCGCCGCAGATCATTCCGAGCGAAAACCCTATCGCGAGAAGCTGCACTGCTGCTACGGGATCCATCCTACAGCCCTCCCGGAATGCGGCTGAACCGATTGCCGTCGAGATACTCCCGAAAACGCCGCTGGCAATCTTCCTGCTCTCGCGCGAGCGATTCTGCGAACTGTTCGGCGTCAAACTCTTCCTTGATGACCGGCCTGTCGGTGATCGATTCCATCAGTCGGATGATCTGCTCCTCGGTGTCGACGTGACGGATGAAGCAGAACCGGCACTTCGAATGGGCCAGGTCGCTCCGCAGCCAGACGAACCACGAGCCGCCCAGATAGTTGTTTGGCGAGATCTCCAGACCGACTTCCTGATTCTGATGCAGGCTGCACACCATGTGCGGCACTCGGTCCACGCTGCTCGACGTGAACCGGAAGCCGATACTTCTCAGAAATACCCATGTGATCAGCATTGTGTGACACCTACGTTCAGAAGTTTTTTTGCGAAGAATCTTGACAGCTCACCGATTGGAGACTTTCGGCCAAAGTCGATCACGAGCGTTGTCGCAGGCTCGGGACGTGAACTTGTTGTAGAACTCACACCGCAAAGTGTTCCGAGACACCCAGCAGTATCGCCAGTATCCACGCTCGCAGTTCGGATTGTCCTCGATCCAGAACTGCAGGTTCGCGAGATTCATTGGCTCGACCTGTCGTCCCAGATCCGGATCGTTTACGAGAGTTGCGTGCATCTGTCCTGGTTCCTGTGGCGGTCGTCTCAGATTGTCGTTGAGGCAGGGATTTCGCAATGTGTCCACGTGTCGCAGTGCCGAACCATCTTGACCGGCAGCCCGAGCTTCCCGCACATCATCCGGATTCGGCTCTCGTTCTCGGTATGGATGCACTGGCACCAGTCCCGCTTGTCCGTGACGGTCTGGTAGACCATCTGGAACTCGACACCGCAGACGAACATCTCCCGGTCGCGGTCGCTGTAGGCTTCCGTGTCGATGAAGAACGGCATCACCGGTGAGAACTCTGCTTCGTTTCCGTCCATGTCGATCGGTCCCGCCCAACTCTGCAAATGTATTCGGGCCCGGCCGTTGACCGAGGCCCCCGACACGGAACGCCCGTGCCGGTTTCCGACTTCATTGATTCACTTGCTCTTTGCGATCCGAGCGGCGGTCTTTGTGCTTACCACGTTGATCTGCTGCACCGATATAGGCTGCCCAAAACCAAGCACATACTTCATCACGAACTGCAGCGACTTCTCGTCACCAGCCTTGGCCTTCTCGACCTGCTTTTTGACGATCTCCGTGACGTCCTGCACACTGATTGCGTCGAAAATCGCCTGCCTCAATTGCCCCTGCATCGACAACGTGCCGTTCTGCTCGTCGATCTGACTCTCCACGTTCTGAATCGTCATAGCGCCTTTTTGCATGGTTCCACTCCCAATCCAATCATGTATAGATCCTCGTGATTTCCTCGTCCCTTGTGGGTTATTGCAGCCTCAAGCCGAACCACGATTCCGGCACTCTGCAACTCCGCCATGTAGGAGCCGCCGGGAACTCGATTCGTCGACAACGACTTCCGTGAACCTCGCCACGGCATCTTGATCGCTTTACAAATCTGCCTGCGTGTCATCGGCCCGCGCCTATACAGCGTTTCTGCAATCTGGGCTGCCCGAACAGAAACTCCGGGCCATCCGAGTGAAGACACAAACTCACTGAATCTTTTGGCCCTGAGGGCTGCCAGATTCTTTACTCCAGCCTTTCGACACTGTTCTTTCGTCTTTTTAGCGACACGACGGCGGTATCGCTCACCGCGTCCGTTTGCCGCAATACCCATTCGGCACCGCATCTCGGTTAATGCACGACGATCCATGCCAAGTTTGCTCGCTACCTCTGAATCACTCAGACCATTCGCAACAAGGCTGCGTAGCTTTCTCTTGCGTCTATCGATCTCTGCTTTGTCTCGCTGTTGGTGCAGTCCAAGTCTGTTTGCTCGCTGATAAATAGACGAAGCAGTCCTTCCGAGACACAACGCGATCTCTGCAACGGGCTTTCGACCGTACGAACGCTTCAAAACTGCGTCTTCTTTGGATGTGTACGATGTTCGACTATTCATTGCTTCAGCTTGTTTCGTTCCATGTCGCACATGAACTCGGCAGACTCTGCGAGCGATGTCAGTTGCTCGATCTGCTTCTCGGTGAGTTCGTTCCGTCGCATCAGGGCCGTGTTCGCCAGTTCGGCCAACTCGTCCCCACGCCTGGCTGCCTTTGTCTTCACCAGAACGCCCCAGAGATCGTGCAGCACGATGAACACCATCAGGCCCAACGATCCCCCGACCGTGCAGCCAAACCCCCAGATAAACGCATTCCAGAACATGTCAGACTCCTTCAACACATTGAGTTCTTTTTCGCCACTTCCAGCATGTCGATCGCGTACTGCAAAACGTCGCTCTCTTTGCTGTGCACAGGCCCCTCGATCGTGAGCGTCACCTTCGAGTCACCGATCGGAAAGTTCCATGTCGCGACTCGTTTGACCTCGATCGCGTCAAAGATCTGTTTGATCTTCTCGACGTCTGCCGGCGTCAGATTGTTTATGGTCACTTGCTGCAACATGGTTCTCTCGTCCTCGGTTCAATAGTCGCCCACACGATCCACTGTGCCGCTATACGTCGATGTCCGGCGAAAAGTCGTCGATCCTCGGGCAGTACCGCTCGGTGATCTTTCGCACCAGTTCGTCCATCTCGTCCGCTGTCCCTCTCCAGCACCGTGCCGCGATGTGGCCAGGCACAATCGCGACCCTGACGTCTCGCATGTTTCCCCAGGGAAAACTCTCGCCAAACAGCTTGCCCGATACTCGGTCACGGAACCGCACCTCGCATGTCGCGCTCTCCAACTCGTGCGGGGTCGCGAGATAGAGACGCTGGCCCTGATAGAACGGCCGCACCGCTTTCGATACGTTCGCAATCAAGCAGGGCAACTCGCTGTGCATGTCGGCCATCAGTTCGCCGATGTATTTTCGTTTCTTCACGGTGCCATCTCCTCCCAGTCTCGAAGCATCTTGTGCCCGTGGGCTGCCGCATCAACCTGGTCGTCGTGTGATCCATCCGGAAACGTCGACAACTCGACCTCGAACTTGTGTGTCCAGTTCTTGCCTTCCAGATGCCGCACGAGTCCGTTCTCGTACGCGGTCGCCAATGGTGTCGCTCGGACGATCTTGTCCTTTCCGCCGGTCTTGAGCGGCACGGCATCGATCCCCAGAGCGTCCAGCCGCTTCGCAAGATCGGTATGTGCCCCGACGGCATCAGGACCGATCGACATTTCGGACCCCACCCGATACCGGTCGAACTTCTGCTTATCCGACTTCGCGACCTGAACGATGAAGTTGTCGCGCTCTGTTGGGCCCAACTGTCGGCGCTGTACGTCGAGGATGTAGTAGGTTCCACCATACAGCACCATAAGAACACCAACCGTCCAGTCGCCTGCCCCTCTTGTCGCGGCTCGGTCCCATGCCCGGACCGCTTTCCCATGTCGCAGCAAATGCGGCAACTCCGAAACCGCAATCCGACCGATCTGCACATTTCCGAACAGCTTCTTGTTCGTCAGCTTCGGGTTCTGGTCGAGCTGTGCCTCTACGTTCGGCTCTCCCGACATCCCCATTTCGCGGATAAGTCGCAGCACCGCCAGCAGCGGCAACTCCTCTGGCCACAACAACTCGCCCTTTTCGGTCCGTGGATCGAGTGGATATCGGTACGGATGATCGGGGTCAAACCGCATCGGCAAACAGATATGGTGCCAGTCGTTCTCGATCGTCTGCAGCGCGACCTTCATCTCGTCGTTCGCTGCATTCAGTTCAGGATCGTCGATGAAGTCGAGATCTTCCCCGCCCGTTTCACCCAGGATCACTCCACAGAGATCGTTTATCGCCAGACGCTGCATCACAATCGCGATACGGGCCGCGTCCATCAACCCTCGGGACGCGAGCGTATTGGAGAAGTATTTCGGAGCTTCGGCCATCTTCCGTTCGCTCGATGTGTGCATGCCTTTCTGCGGGTCGTCGATGAAGATGTACCGCGGATGAATCCCCTGTCCGGCCCCGTGGATACTGGTCGCGAAGTGCCACCCGCCTCGGTTGTTTCTCAATTCTCGCTGTGCTTCTTTGATCAGCGCGAAGTTCTTTCCCCAGCGGCGTTGATACCACGGACTCTGGATCAGGGTCTTGAGATGGCCCGTAAACTTGATCGGCATCTCGTTCGAATAGCTCGAGTACATGAATGACGCGATTGGGTCTTGTGCCCATGCCCACGCCTGGAACATCACGCCCGACGTTGTGCTCTTGTTCGTCGACGGCGGGACGTTGATCATCAGGCGGGAAATCTTGCCCGTATAGAAGTCCTGATAGGCCAACGCCATCACGATGTGATGCCAGTTCCACTTGAACGGCTTGTTGCCAAACCCCGCGTGCGGAAACGCCCGGCGGCTGAACTGGAACAACGACGGCGTCTGGAGCTGCGGCGTGTCCATGTATTCTACGAACTGTTCGCGGATCCACGGTCTGTCGACAAACAGGCCTCGGAGCAATCGCCGGTCGATGTCCTGCCATCGGTCCAGATCGTCTTCCGTCAGGTCGTACGGATTCAGCCGCAAATGCTGGATGCGGTCGCGCAGCGATTGCCGTGCTCTCTGCTCCTGCAGGATCGCACAGTACAGCTGCAGCCGTTGTCGGACCGAAAGCATCAGCCGCTCCGACGCATCGTGGTCGACTGTCCGGCGTATTGCCCCGTCGCGACAACGTCGTCTTTTCGCTGCAGTTCAATTAGCGCCATCAGGATCTTGACCAACCAGTAGCCAACCCGAAACCAGAAGAAGACCCCCATCTGGACGACCTGCTGCTCACCGAGATTCTTCACGATCTGCTCGGCCGTCTTCCTGACATTCTCCGGGTCCGCGAACTCCCCGGTCTTCGGCAACATATTGCTCATGGTCTTGCGGGCCATTCCTGTCTGCCACGCATGCCGAGTCGCCTTCTTGATTGGCTCGTGATGCTTACTCGGGACAGAGAATCCGAACAACAGCTTGTCGGTCAGATCGTCAACACGAAACTCGTCTGGCCCTGG